TTGATGCATTGTTGAACGATGCAGCAGTGAACATTCCAGATGCGATTGCGTAACCAATGCCAAACCACATATCAAATATGGTTAGCGTGATTGCATCAACCGATGCTTGCGCTGTCTTTGCTTGCTTGGCGTAACTCAATGCGTCAGCCATTGACGCAATGCGTACTACCTTGTTGCTCTTCTTCGCTCCCTTGCGGGCTGTTGGGTTCGTTGCTATGACTATCTACTTTCTCCATGCGTATCGCATGGACTAATCAACGACATTCACTTTGTGTTTGCCGTAGTGCCACGAAGTTGTGAACACTTGTAAAGAACAATAAGTTTCCAATGGAAACTATTGCACCAACAACTATTCGCAACGATGTCTCATCAAGGTGAACTGCACGATGAATAGACATAGCCCGTCAATCACTCATCGCACAATGCCACTCATGATGAATCGCACAATGCATAGGCGCACCTGATGAAGTGCATGAACACCCATCATTGACAGCGCCCTCAAGACCAGCGTGGCACAAACTGGCGTGTATTGGCGCAAACACGCACAAGCCCGCAATCAAGCGATATGGGGGCAAACACATGCAGAGGGGAGGGCATGGTGGGGGGCACGGGCCGTTCGCAAATGGATGGCATCAAGCCGTAGCCGTACAACTCATTTCCTAAAAGGGGTACCCATAGACAAATAGGGTACCTTTTGTATATACTACAAGGCTTTTAACCGTTTTTCAACTACGTGCTTGCTTGCTTGCCCTTTGTGCTGTCTTTGTGTTTGCCACAAATTGCTTACCCCGCTTGGATGCCTCTATCTTTTTCTTATTAGTGGCTGCCTTTTCGGCAGCGGAAAGATTAGCCCATGCTCGTTCTGGCAGGTACCGTGTTGTCTTGTCTTTGCGTATTGCTTCTTTGCCGTCCGAGGTCTTCCATTTTTCTTTAGTCCACTTGGTTAAGTTTGATTGGGCAGCCGTCTTAGCCCCGGAATAACCTCCGCCAGCCTTCTCGTATTTCTGGGCTACAAGTTGGGCTTTACGAGCAGACCATTGTCCAGGCTTGCCGCCTTGACTCGATGCCATGACTTGGTTTTTAATCTTGTTGCGTAGTGATGGGTTTGTGTACGCCACTAGCAGTTCCATTTCTTGAGTGCAAGAGCCTTGCGAGTTGGTCTGCCTTTGGCATCCTTCATTGGCCCTGGCATGCCACCCATACGTGCGCAAAAGGACTTCCTACGATTCGCTGCTTTAGAGCCAGGCTTGAGTTTGGATGGCTTTGTTGTGACAGCCATCTGCAGTTTCGAACCAGGGTTCTCCTTGCGGTACGAAGCAACACCAGCACGGTTCAAGCCCCCTTTGGGGTCTTTCCCTTCCTTGCGCTGCCATGCAGCAGTTTTCTTTTTGGTTGCCATTACTACTCCCTGAACTTGTGTCCGTAGCCTACGACCGTGGGCTGCTTCCGAGGGAAGCCGCACCACGGTTACATGTGCTCTTTCCCCCCCTATAGTCCCCCCCATGCGTTACATAACTCTGTGCGTTCACAAAACCACTCACAGTGGTGTAACAAAGTGCGCTAATGGTGATGAAACAAAACGAAGAGTTAACGCTCACAGCACAGCAACAGCAGTATTTGGATTGGCTCTGTACGGCCCCTAGTGAACGCCAACCACCGTCCAAAGCAAAGATGGCAGAGTTCTTGAATGTTGACCCGAAGACCCTCCGACGCTGGGAAAAAAAAGAAGTATTCCTCAACCAGTGGAAGGCGGCGGTGGACGAAGTTCAGGGGTCGCCAGAGCGCACTCAAAGGCTCTTAGACACGCTGTACTCCAAAGCCCTTGACGGTGACACCAAGTCTGCCCAGTTGTACCTTCAGGCGACGAACCGTATGGTTCCGCCTTCGGTAACGATTAGTTCTAATAAGAAAGCAACAGAACTTACTGATGCTGAGTTGGACTCTTTGATTGCTGCGATGGCGGAGCGTGAGAAGGCTAGTCGTTCACAGTTGAAGGTAGTCGTTTGATTTTGGAAGAATGCACAACATGTGGCGAGGAGTACCCTCCAAGGTTGACCAACTGGGTTTGTCCAACGTGCGGTATCGATTACGGCATTAAGGTCTACGATTTGAAATGGGAGGACGATGACAACAACTAACGATGCAATGTACGAATCATTGGTTGTTTTGTATCCCAATGCCGGCAAGACGCTTGCAGATTTGCTATACACCCATTGGTCTATTGAGGGTCTTGGATATCGTGGAACACTAGAACGTGATTATTACATTGCTGCTAGTGCACCTGGTTTTACCCTTGGTGACTTGGCAAACAACTTTTGGTCTGACCCAGACTACGTTGTTTCCAACTTGGAGTTGGAAGATGGTAACGATTTGCTCTTAGAAGATGGAACCTCGTTTGCGTTAATGGAGATTGGTAATGGCTGATAAGAAAGTTACGGCACTAGATGCTCTTACGGAACTAAGTAGCGTTGACCTGTTTTTGGTTGTGGACGACCCATCTGGTACGCCAACTTCAAAGAAGGTGGCTGCTGCCGCAATTTCTGAGTTTGTTATTGACAACATTGTTTTCCCAACAGGGGTTGAGGACTTGGATGACCTAGCGGATGTGACCGCACCATCGCCATCTAGTGGCGATGTTTTGAAGTACAACGGTTCTGCATGGGTTAACGATGCTGGGTACGCAACCCTTTCCAGCCCAACATTTACAGGAACACCAGCAGCCCCAACGGCTGCGGTGGGTACTTCAACTACACAGGTTGCTACAACAGCGTTTGTTATGAACTCATCTGACGATGACCAGTTTGTACTGGCAGCAGCAATTTTTACTAGTTAGTCCTTTTAGGTAACGATTCAGGAGAACATATATGGCAACTTTTAGCAAAACAATCCTCAGCGGTTCAACCGATGGCAAGCAAATTAAGGTCGCTGCAACAGCGACTGCAGGTACGCTTATCCACACAGGCTCAACCACACCTGCAACCCTTCATGAAGTTTGGATTTACGCTGTAAACTCTGACACAACTGACAGGAAGTTGACAATTGAGTGGGGTGGCGTTGCTTCTCCAGATGACCTTATTGAATACACGGTAAAAGCAGAAAACGGTTTATACCTAATTATTCCAGGTCTTATCTTGAAGGGTAACGCTACAGCATTAGTTGTTCGTGCATTCGCTGCTACCGCTAACGTTATTTCCATCAGCGGGTACGTCAACGTAATTGCGTAAGGTCATCTTAGATGCCTACTTTTATTAAGACTACTGCTGGTGGCAAATCCATCAGTGGCGGTTCTTTGAATCCCCGTGGTCGCCGTGGTAGCACGGCTCAGGTTGCTTCTTATTGGAGTGGTGGTCCACCTCCTCCTTTTAATATTGAATTTCTTGTTATTGCTGGCGGTGGTGCTGGAGGAGTGGGTGGTAGCGGAGGATATTACTACGGCGGCGGCGGTGGTGGTGCTGGAGGTTACAGGTCTTCAATTAGCGGTGAATCCAACGGTGGTGGAAACGGACTTGATTCAGTTCTAAATCGTGGTGCTGGAACTTATACGGTGACAGTTGGTGGTGCTGGTAGCAACTCTGTGTTTGATACCATTACCGCTACTGCTGGTGCTAATGCTACCGCTTCGGGTGGAAATGCTGGCTCCTATGGCTATACAGGTGGCAGCGGTGGTGGAGCAGCGGGTGGTGGAGGCGGCGGCGGTGCTGGTGCGGTTGGAAACAACGGTCAGGCTGTTAGTGGATACCAAGATTACGGTGCTAACGGTGGAGCGGGACTTAACAGCAGCGCAAACGGAACTTCTACTGGTCGTGCAGGTGGCGGCGGTGGCGGCGGTTCGTACTACAACGGAAGTGCAGGTGCAGGTGGTGGAGCGGCACCAAGTGGTGCTGCAACAATAAACACTGGTGGTGGAGGTGGCGGTGGTACGGCACAGTTTGCTGGCAGCAATGCTTCTGGACCAGGTGCTTCAGGTATTGTTATTGTTCGTTATCTGACTGCTGCTGCAGATGGCTGGTCTGTTACTGGTGGAACAAAAACAACTTCAGGAAGTTATACAATACATTCATTTACTTCTTCAAGTTCATTGGTTATTGCGTAGGTATATATGGCACACTTTGCACAACTAGATGAAAACAATAATGTGATTCAAGTTATCGTTGTAAGCAACGATGATTGTCTTGTAGACGGTGTTGAATCCGAATCTAAGGGTATTGAGTTTTGTGAAAATCTACTTGGTGGTAGATGGATACAAACTTCTTATAACGGAAACATTCGCAGACAATATGCTATTGTTGGTGGAAGTTATGATATTGAAACCGACCAGTTTGTAATACCACAACCATATCCATCTTGGACATTGGATGCAAACAATGATTGGCAGCCCCCAACTCCACGCCCTGAAGGTCCAAATTATTGGAATGAGGAGTCGTTGGCATGGCTCGATATTCCCGCTGGCTGATATTTGCACCAGTAGCAATACTTGCGTTATTTAGCACAGTAACAAACGCTGAACCAATCCAGGGTCTGGAAACTACGTACTACGTAATTGACGAGGCACCACCACTTCAGTCCACAACCGAATACGAAGAATGTGGAAACGAACTAGAGAACAACATCAACCGTTCGTATGACGGTGAACCGTTTGAAGACTGCACGGTTGACTTGTTCATGGTTCACATGACTGGATTTATTACCATTCCAGAACACGATACAATTGAGTTCTTCCTAGCGTCAGATGACGGTGGGGAGATAACCATTGGCAACAACACTTGGGGGTCATGGACCGACCAAGGTTGTTCGGCCACAATGTCAGGGAACCTGACTATTGAGGCTGGAGTATTGCCTCTGGAACTGTGGATGTATGAGCATGGCGGTGGAACCTGCATAATGCTTGCATGGAAGATTGATAACAACGATTGGGAGATAGTACCTGAATGGGCATTTACAACAACATCCACACCACAGACAACGACCAGTACTACTACTGTTTCGACAGAAACTGTGCCTGTCACGGACCCAGTTACTACGACGCTTCCAGAGTCAACTACGTCGAGCGAACTGGTTACTACAACTTCGTTGACGGCCCAAACCTCGACGTCCGTTGAAACCACAACCACCACAGAATACGTATCCCCACCAGTAGCGCAACCACCTGCAGTGGTTGAGCCTGAACCCATAGAAGAGCCAACCACAGAAGATACGGAACCCATCCAAGAGCCTGAAGAAATAGTTGAAGAAACAATCCCATTGGAACCTCCAGACACAGACCCTACTGTTGAGACAGAAGATACCTTACCGTTTGTCGAAGAACCAACAGATGAGACTGTTCCTGAAGAGGTGTTACCTGATGAGGTAACAGAGGAGACCATTCCTCTTGAGGAGACCCCAGTTGAGGAACTCAACGATGAAGAGTTGTTGACTGCCCTTGAGTCAATTGAGGAGGGTGTGGAAGTTAGCGAAGAACTGGCTGTGGCTGTAGCCCAAAGCGCAGAGGTGGTGGCATCCCTTTCCCCAGAAGAGGCTACTGCTGTGTTCGAAGCCATTGAGGTAGATAATCTTTCCGAGGAAGAGGCACAAGCGATTGTAGAGGCTGTGCAGGATGCACCAGCCGAGGTTCGTGAAGCCTTTGAAGAGGAAATTAACATCTTTAGCCCTGGCTTTGACAACTACGTCCCACTGGGTAGCAACATCCCCGTAAGCACCCGTAGAACCCTTATTGCTGTTGCTGCTGGCGCAGCCATTGCTGCTGCAGGTACCCGCAGACCGTAACGAATGCACCTAATGGTGTGAAGAAGATTCTTTCCGAAATCCATGCATTGACTTGGACACTAGCCGGCACTGGAATGGTGCTTATTACGTTGTCTGGTCAAACTAAGACATTGGGTTGGGGAATTACCTTTATCGCAATACTCATACACCTACTGGGTGTTTACTTCAAGGAGAATGATGAATAAGGCAAAAGATATTGCTGGCCGTATTGTTGCACTGTTTCTGACTAACGCCCTCGGCGTTGTCACTGGTGCTGCAGTTATCGCCCCCGACTTGGAAGTCTGGAAGTCAGCGTTGATTGCTGGTGCAGTCTCAATTTTCAAGGTTGCCGAAGGTCTTGCTAAGGCAAGCATCGATGGCGTTTTGACCAAGGATGAAATTGATGCAGCCTTTGGTGCAAGCCCAAAGAAGATTGCAGCCAAGAAGGCAGCCCCTAAGAAAATCTAATGGAACTTACAGACCTTCTCAACGAGAAGGAGTGGCGTAAGTGCAAAGGTAGTGAAGAAGCAACCACCGAGGAATTGGTGGCTGCTTTTTCGCATTTCTGTTCCACCTATTGGACTATCCGCCATCCTGAGCGTGGGCGTATCAAGTTTGTTTTGCGTGAAGCGCAAGAGGAGACCGTTCGTGTGTGGATTGACGCACGATATAGCATCGTGCTCAAAGCCCGTCAGATTGGATTCTCGACTCTTGCTTCTGCGTTCACATTCTGGGAGACATTCTTCTGGCCTGACCGCTTTACGGTAATGCTCTCACGCACGGAGCGTGAAGCATCCAAGTTGCTACAAAAGACCAAGTATGGCTACAAGATGTTGCCACCTTGGATGAGAGTCCGTGGTCCAGACCTACTGTCTGACAACCAACTAAAAATGGTGTTTGCAAACGACTCCTCCTTGGAGTCTTTGCCATCAGGAAACGACCCTGCTCGTGGTGAAGCGGTATACCGTGTAGTAATCGACGAAATGGCGTTCTTGCCCAACCCCGATGAAGCATGGGCATCTATTGAACCAATTGCTG